GCGACCCGTCATTTTTGGCTGCTCCCATTTGGCTATTGCGTTATGAGTCACATCGACTCCATGTTTCTTTAACTCCTCCGCCAACGAACGAAGCGACATTTCGCGCGCTGTTCGGAGCGTTTTGAGTCTTTCGTGGAAAGGCACTCTGCCCATACCAACCTCTTCTTACAAATGTCCTGACAGTAAACCAGAGGTTGCACCTAACTGTCCACTAAAATAGACACCTGTTTTGCATGTCAACCAAAGTGTACTAAAGTGCGCAAAACGAAACATAATGGAGCAGCGAGATGACACCCCCATGCATTTGGAATGAGATCAACGTGAGCCGACTAGCGAAGTCGTTGGATGTTGCGCGGATGACTATTTACAAATGGAAATCGAGCGAGAGGGGTATCCCGGCTGAGCGCGCGATCGAGATCGAGGAAATCACGGGCATCAAGCGTGCTCGCTTACGTCCAGATTTGTGGCCGGAAGATGAGTGAGGCGCTCGTGACGAGGAATGAAATGGCATGGGATCTATGGCAGCGAGGGCTCACGGTGCTGCCGGCCCATCCAATACAGAAGCGACCGCTCGTGAGCTGGGAGCGATACCAGGTCGAAGAGGTGAGCGAAGACCTCATGAATTATTGGACGAGCTCTGCGAAGTTTGCTGAGTGCAACTGGGCACTCGTCACCGGCAAAGAATATGTAGTAGTCGATGCCGATTCCCTCGATGCCATGATATGGGTGGATAACAACCTGCCCTGGACGCCGCTCAAGGTGAAGACCAGCCGCGGCAAGCACTACTACTTCCGAGTCAATCCACACTGCCCAGTCAAATCAAGCGCGAACCCAGACTCGAAACTCGACGTGCGCGGGCAGGGCGGCATCGTCATCGCGCCGGGCTCGATCCATCAGAGCGGCAAGACCTACGAAATCGAGATGGAGACGGGCATCGATGATCCGTTCGAGGGCATCCCAATTTGGGACTCAACTTTTCAAGAAAAAATCGACGCTGAGAACAAGCCAACGAACGTGGTCGCGATCCACGGCGCGACGCAGGGCGGCTGGCATGAGCGCATGATCAAAGAAGTCGCGAGCAAAGTGATGCGCGACTACACCGATGAAGAAATACTCGCGGAGGCGCCCGCCTGGACAGAGCCCGGCTACACGGTCGAAGAAACGCTCGAAGAATTCCAAGTGGCGATCGATGGGGCTCGAAAGAAGTGGGCCGAGTCTATTGAGCGGAAGAAGGCACAAAAAGAAGAGGAAGTCGCGATAGCAACTGAGGCGCGGCGCGCAGCGCTGGCGCCGAGGCCGTTTGTGATGGCAGACCCGGCGGCGATCCCACCTCGGCAGTGGGTGTATGGGCGGCACTACATCCGGCGCTTTCTCAGCGTGACGGTCGCTGCGGGCGGCTCGGGTAAGACCGCGCTCACGCTCACAGAAGCGATCGCAATGGCGACGGGCAAAGACATCCTAGGCACAGAAACGCTACCGCGCAGGGTGTGGGTCTGGCACCTCGAAGACCCGCTCGAAGAACTGCAGCGACGCATCGCTGGCATCTGCCAGCACTACAACGTTAAGCAAGAAGATTTTGCGGATCGGCTTTACGTGAACAGCGGTCGCGACAGCAAACTTCTGATAGCGGACAGCGAGCGCGGCGAAGCCGCGCTGACGCCCGCGGTCGATGAGATCACACACTTTATTAACGAGCACTCGATCGACGTGATCATTGTTGATCCTTTCGTGAGCTCGCACAGACTGAATGAGAACGACAACGGCCAGATGGACATGGTTGTGAAAGCCTGGGGGCAGATCGCCGATAGGGGCAACTGCGCCGTAGAGCTCGTGCACCACGTCAGAAAAGCGCAGCCGGGACAGTCGGCCAGCTACGGCGACGCTCGCGGAGCGAGCGCGCTGACGGACGCCGCCAGGCACGTGCGCCGGCTGCAGAGGATGACGGCAGAGGAAGCAAGGCTTGCCGGGATCGACGAGCGAGAGTTCTGGCAGTACTCACGCGAAGCCGACAGCAAAGACAACCTAGCACCGCCGAGTCGCGACAGCTCTTGGCGGAAGATGGTGAGTGTAGAAATCGCGAACGGTGACAGCATAGGGGTCATGGAAGCCTGGCAGTGGCCGGACGCGTTTGATGACGTGACGGCGGCGGATTTAGCGCACGTGCAGAACCTTATACGCGACGGAGAGTGGCGCGAGGACGTGCGCTCGAAGCAATGGGTCGGGCTTGCCGTGGCGCAGGTGCTGGGCCTAGACGAGCGCGATGAGGCCGTGAAAAGCAAGATTAAGACGATGCTACAAACGTGGATTGATAACAAAGAGCTGAAGGTAGTGGAGCGACCAGATGCGCAGAGGCACCTGCGCAAATTCGTAGAAGTAGGAGATGCTCCCTCATGGATGATGGACTTTTAAAATGCAAAGTATGTTTAACAGACAAACCCGCGGCCGATTTCTATCCTTCTGAACGGAAAGGCGAGTACAAACGATGCAAGACGTGCATCCGCACCGCCAGGCAGAAGCGCATCAACGCTGGGCATGAGCCGTACTTAAAGCTGCTATTTGGTCAACTGCGCAGCAAGCGTAAATCGCTCGGCGTCGATTGGGAGATTGAGCTTGAGGATGTGCTCAACCTTTGGGATCAGCAGAACGGCAAGTGCGCGCTATCGAACCTCAACATGACGCACCACAGAGTCGGCGCCTCCCAAAAACGCCCTTTCAACGCCTCGATCGATAGAATCAACCACAACGAAGGCTACCTAAAAAACAACGTGCAGCTTGTCTGCAGCCAGGTAAATACCATGCGACACACGCTCAATTTGGACGAGTTTTGGTGGTGGGTGAAGACGATTTGTGAGCACCAAAGTGACTAGTTTTGACTACTTTTCTGCGTCAGTGCGTCAGTCCTGCGTAAGTTCGCCAAAACAACTGACGCACCCAATAAAATCAACGACTTACGCGATTTTGCGTCAGTTGCGTAAGTTTGTTTTTGCGTCAGTTCGTTTTTGCTGTCGATTTGTTCAATTAAATCAATGGCTTACGCAATCTGCGTCAGTGCGTCAGTTCCCCTATATATATAAATATATAACTGGCGCACTTACGTGCGCCGAGTTCATTTATATCTATTGTTCGGCGGCGCGGCGGAGCCGCTCGCGAAGCAGAATTTCGCAACTCGTTTTGCGGGGGTTAGGATTTATGCGATCGGCCAGGAGGGCTGAGTGATGCCAACAGTGAGACTAGAAATCGATGACATGGAGCCGGGCATGCGGCTGAGCATAAAACTCGATAACGAGGAGTATGTGTACGAGATCGAGGATGACGGCGAGCCGGACGAGGAGCCCGGCGAAGCCGGGGGCGACGAGCCGGCGAGCCTTGATGCCCGCAGATTCAAATTCGGAGGCAAGAGTGGCTAGTCATCTGGAGGAGCAGTTCGCGGCGCAGCTCGATGCGTACGGAATTGCGTACGACCGCGAGCAGATGCTGATACCGGGCTGGAAGTTTAGGTTTGACTTCGTTATCCCGCAGGCGGCTTTGGTGTGCGAAGTCGAGGGCGGCACGTGGTCGGGCGGCAGGCATACGCGCGGCAGCGGCTTTCGCAAGGATTGCGAGAAGTACAACCTGGCGGTGGAGCATGGGTATGCGGTTCTGCGTTATACCTCGGATATGGTGAAAAACGGCCTTGCAGCGGAGCAAGTGAGACGGTATCTGACCAATACGTGCTCTGAGACGCAGCCAGAGGCTCTGTGAGGCGTTTATGAACTGTCCGCAATGCCAAGGTAGGTCAGAAGTAACGCACACTCAGAGGCGTTCTGAGAGCGTCCTACGTAACCGTCGGTGTAAAGTCTGTGAATACAAATTCGACACGCTCGAATCGTTTCACGTGGAACAAAAAGGTAGACAACGAAAACAGGTAAAAATGACCAAATCGACCGCCTCGAAGCAGGTACAATTGCGCGTCCAGCAGGAGCCGCTGAAGGAGCGTGATTACCCGGACGAGTATTGGGTAGTCGATGATATGGAAGAGGTGCGAGACGTGCTGAGAGACATGGGAGTAGATGAGTATGTCGGGTAGACCAAAGATGCGTGAAGCGATGCGTCGGATCGATGACCAGGGAGGCGAGGAGGTGTTCGATGACCTGGCGTCGGGCATGACGACCGTCAACCTGATCAAGAAGCTTGGCGTGAGCTCTCGCGTGTTTTACAAATGGATGCGCGCAACCAAAGAGCGTGAAGAGAAATACTACGAAGCGAAGCGAAAGTGGGCAGATCATCTTGCTGAGGAGACGCTAGATATCGCTGACGGCGCGATCGATGCACACGATGCACAGGTGCGTAAGCTGCGGATTGAGACTAGGCGTTGGCTCGCTGCGCGTGCGAACCCGGATAACTGGGGTGACCGTCGAGGTCCGCTAGTGTCCATCAACGTCCAAGACCAGCATCTCGGCGCCTTGCGAGAGCTCATTGTGCCTGACGATAAGATCGTCTCAGAGCAGTGATACTCGCGCTCTCGCGCACCGGGCCGGGCGGTCCATCGCGCGCGTGGGAATTTAACATAATCTCGCGTTAAATCAGCCAGTTAAGCGCAAGATAACA